ACACAGGCCGACACCGCCCGAAAGTTCGCCGCCGGTCTCATCAACCTCACGGTCACAATCGAAGTCCAACTCGACCAAGCGGCCTCGAACACGACCGCCACTCTCGAAGCACTCGTGGGATCAACGACCACTCTCATCCTCATTCCAAGCGCCGGTGCCGTCTCAGCGACGAATAGGCGATACACCGTGACCGGTGCTTATCTGGAATCGTTCAATAGCATCGACGGATCGTTGGGCTCGATTGCCACCACCCAAGCCGTATTCACAGGAGGCACCCTCGCCATCGCGAGCGTCTAAAACATGATCCCGAACACAAAAATCGCCGTCACGCACACAGACGGAACGACCGGGACATATCCCGTGACTCCGTGGATCATCGACCAATGGGAAAAAATGTCCGGATCGTCTTGGTTCAAGACAATTCAAAACATCTCAGAAATGGACGCCGGGAACATGAACCTCCTCGCGTTCATCGCCGAACGACAAGCGGGAATCCCCGTCGCCGCATGGCGCGAAGCGTTTATCCAATCACTCGCCTCCATCCCAATGATCGAGTTGGCAGACGACCCAAAAGAAACCCCAGAGAGTTCAACCGCTTCATCTGCCAACTAGCAATCGCCACCGGTATCCCACCCAAGGCACTCCTCGAGGAAGATATTGACACGCTCAACAACCTCGTCGACGTCCTCAAAGAACAAAACCAAAAGAGATAACAAGATGGCGCTCAACAAGTATCAGAAACAAGCCGCCGCCGACTATCGCGCCGGGGTCCTTGGAGATCGTGGAGGCAAGATTGAAATCGACGGTCTCCGTCAAGTTCAAAAAGCCCTCAAAGACGTCTCAAAACAATCCCGCGACGACATGAAAGAAACTCACCGGCAAGCCGGACAAATCATCGTCGACGCCGCGACTCCACTCGTCCCGGTCCAATCGGGCGCACTCTTGGCAAGCATCAAATCAGCACCGCTACAACGTCAAGGACGCGTCCGACTTGGCTCCGCTTCGCTTCTCTATGCGGGCCCGATCCACTTCGGATGGCCAGCGCGAAACATTGCACCCAACCCATTCGTCTACGAAGTCCTCGACGGTCGACGCGGAGAGGTCCAAAGACTCTACGAACAACGAATCGACGAGATCATCAAGAAGAACGACCTAGAGTAGAATCCCGCCATGGCTAAAGCGATCAACATCGTCATCTCGGGCAACGCGGCCCCACTTCGTAAGGCCCTCGACGAAACCGATGACCTCTTCAAAAAATCCTTCGGAGGAATCGAAAAGGTAGCGCTCGCCTCAGCCGCCGCTATCGCCGGCGCGGGAGCTCTCGCATACTCAGCAATCCAAGACGCCGCCGACCTTGGCGAAACCCTCTCCAAAGTCGGCGTCCTCTTCGGCGAAAGCGCGGACGAAATCGAAAAGTTCGCCGATGGTGCCGCCCGCTCTCTCGGCCTCACAAAACAAGCCGCCCTCGACGGTGCCGCCACGTTCGCCACCTTCGGAAAATCTGCCGGACTCACCGGTAAGGATCTCTCGGGATTCTCGACCGAGTTCTTGTCACTCGCCGGAGACCTTGCGTCGTTCAACAACACGACACCCCAACAAGCAATCGACGCCATCGGTTCAGCCCTTAGAGGCGAAGCCGAACCTCTCCGCAAGTTCGGCGTCCTCCTAGACGACGCCACACTTCGTCAAAAGGCTCTCGAGCTTGGCATTGTCTCAACCACTAAAGACGCCCTCACACCTCAACAAAAGGTCCTCGCCGCCCAAGCCGCCATCTTTGAACAGACTGGCGCGGCGCAAGGAGACTTCGCAAGAACATCGGACTCACTTTCAAACAAGCAAAAAATCCTGACGGCAGAGTTCGCCAACGTCAAAACCGAAATCGGTCGCGCATTGGTGCCAGCGTTCACCGTCCTCGTCGACATAGTCGCCGACAAAATCCTCCCCGCGTTCAAGGCCTTCTCCGACTTTGTTGGCGGCTTCGGTGCCACAATCAAGAAAGACGGCGTCTCCAACGCCATCGGTAGCGCGTTCGATAACGCCGTCACCTACCTTCAAGACGTCGCACTCCCCGCAATCTCCGAGGCTCTCGACAAGGTTGGGGCCGCGCTCGTCGCATGGATCGGACCCCGAATTGGTCCAATGTTGGCCGCTCTCGGAAAGTTCATCGCCGAAGCCGCAACCTTCCTCATCGAAGTCGCGTTCCCCAAGCTCCAAGACAAACTCATCAAACTCGGCTCCGCGCTCGTCGACTGGATTGAGCCAAGAATCCCCGACCTCCTCAAGAACCTCGGAACATTCCTAGCCGCGACGGTCGTCTACCTCGTGACCGTTGTAGCGCCAAAACTCTCAGAAACCGCGCTCAAACTCGCCGCCGCCCTCACCGGTTGGGTGATCCAAATCGCCCCTGAAGTCCTCAAAGGACTCGGACTCATGGCCCTCGAAATCATCAAGATCATCCCCGTCCTAGCCGGTCAACTCGGAGGAAAGTTCCTCGACCTTGGCTTGTCGCTCGGTAAGTCAATCGGAAACGGAATCATCGAAGGCGTCAACCGCGCCCTCGATGCAATCGCTAATCTCGCCGTCGGACCCGTTGGTCGCGCATTGCTCCCAAACATTAACATCCCGAACATTCCAAAACTCGCCCAAGGCGGCATCGTCACGAGTCCGACTCTGGCCATGATTGGCGAAGGAGGCGGACCCGAAGCCGTGATCCCTCTCAACCGTCTCGGCAACATGGGCAAGTCTTACTCCATCACGGTACAGACAGGCGTCGGCGACCCCCGAGAAATTGGCCGTCAAGTAGTCGACGCGATCAAACAATACGAACGCACCGCCGGCCCCGTTTTTCAGGCGGCCTAAATGTCCAATATCGCGCCGGCGATTGTCGAGATCGAGTTCAACACCTCGTCAACTCTGCTCAACTTCACACTCAACGACGCGACAAAAGGCGTCCTCAACGGTACGACCTACAAACTCGGCGGTGTCGTGTTTGTTGACGTTACAAACCGCGCCTATTCGACTTCAATCACTCGAGGCAAAAACCAAGCCCTCGGCAGATACAACGCGGGGACGTGTACGGTCGTTCTCGATAACGAGCGGGCAGAGTTTGACCCAACAATTCCACCGCCAGCGACCACTCAGTACCCCTACGCCGGTCAAATCATCCCGGGCCGACGGATCCGCGTCACGGTCGGAACCGAGCTCATCTTCTTCGGAGTCGTCCAAGATTGGGATCTCAACTATCCACTAGATCAACGCGCGACCGCGACCGTCTTAGCGGCCGACGCGTTCAGCCAGTTAGCAAACCGGACACTCGCGACGACAACATTCGGGACCAACCTTTCGTCGACCATGCTCTCAGCAGTCCTAGACACCGCCGAAGTCGCGTTTGACCCGACACGTCGAGACATCACGACCGGCATCACCACCTTTCAATCAACGACGGTCACGGTAGGCCAGAACGCGCTCACATTCCTCCAGCAAATCGAATCGTCCGAACCCGGAGCGCTCTTCGTATCTAAAGAAGGATTCCTCACATTCCGATCGAGGCGCTACAACCCGACCTATTCCGGAGCCATCACAATCACCGACGACGGGACGAGCATCACTCCCCGCTCGATTGGCGTCGAGTTCGGTTCCGAACTTCTTTACAACCGCGCCTCAATCACCCGTACCGGCGGCACTACCCAAGTCACCGACAACGCCACCTCACAAGCCTCGTATGGCATTTTCGCCTATAACGAGGAAGGAATGCTCATGTCGACCGACACCGTAGCCCTCTCTTTCTCACAGTATTACGCCAACACATTCTCGCAACCCGTATTCCGACCCCGTGTTGTTGCGATTGACATGGCCGCACAAACAGGCTCAAACCAAGGACTCGTCGCCGCGCTCGACATTGACGACCTAGTTCTCATCAAGTTCACGCCACCGGGCGGACAACTAATCTCAAAATACATGAACATCTCCGGCATCAAACACCGAATCTCACCCGCGGCGCACCTACTCGAGTTCGACCTAATCGACGCCGCCGAACAATCCCTAGTATGGGGAGACTCCGCCATCTCTCCAACCTTGCAACCGTTGTCTCTACTAGACTCCAACCGATACGGATTCTAGGAGGATTAAATGGCGTCAGGATATAAAGCGTTCGTCGCCGCGACCGTATTGGACGCGGCAGACCTCACGGACTATTGCTCGTCTCAGGCGGTCATGAGATTCGCGAACGCCGCCGCTCGAGATGCCGCGCTCACCGTCTCAATCGTCAAGGAAGGCATGGTCGCCTACCTTCAAGACACTAACGTCGTCCAAGTCAACACGGACTCAACGACGACCGGATGGAAACAGATCTACCCGGTCATCACCGCCGGCATCACAGACGGACAAATCACCAACGCAAAGATGGCTAGTGACTCCGTAGCATCTGCCAACATCATCGACGGCACCATCGTCGGCGGAGATATTGCCACCGGCACAATCACCGGCGCAAACATCCTCGATCGGACTATCACCAACACCGACATCGCTCTCGATACGATTCAGGGCTTCAACATTGCGCCGGCAACCATCACCGCGTCGAACATCGCCGCCGCAACAATCACCGGATCGAACATCGCCGCGGGAACAATTACCGGCGCAAACATCCTCGATCGGACTATCACCAACACCGACATCGCTCTCGATACGATTCAGGGCTTCAACATTGCGCCGGCAACCATCACCGCGTCGAACATCGCCGCCGCAACAATCACCGGATCGAACATCGCCGCGGGAACAATTACCGGATCGAACATCCTCGACCGAACAATTACAAACGCCGATATTGCTCTGAACACCATTGAGGGCTTCAACATTGCCCTCGAAACCATTACAGGAGCCAACATTCAAGATGGCTCCATCGGAGCACAAGAACTTGTCAACGGCGGGACATACCCCATAAATGTCACCGGCAACGCGGGAACGGCCAGCAACGCGGCACTCTTGGACGGCTTCAACTCGTCCTATTCGGCCGTAGTTGACACAATTCCCGTCCGCGACGCATTCAACAGAATCCAGTCTCAAGCCTTCATCACCGACGACTCAACCCCTAACCAGTTCTACAACAACGGCACCTACACCCAAATCGGACAATTCACCGCCCGCGTAGTCAACGCGTCAACGGTCTACAGCGAAGCCGTAACCTCCGCGCGAACCGTTCTCATCAACTCCGCCGGAACACTCGGAACATCGGTCTCATCCCGCCGCTACAAAGTCGACATCGAAACCCTCAAAGCCGACACCGACAAGATTCTCCAGCTCGAGCCGGTCACGTTCTACTACTTACCCGAGATGTACGAAGAAGATCAAGACAAACATCTCGAAGTCGGACTCATTGCCGAACAAGCCGCCGAATTAGGACTTGAGGAGCTTGTCCATAGAAATCCTGCCGGAGACCCCGAAGGCATCGCGTACGAGAAACTAGCGGTCTACCTCTTGAAAGTATGTCAAACCCAACAAACCCAAATCGACGCGCTCTCGGCTCGCCTCGACAAGATAGGAGCCTGATATGGCCGTCAAGACTTTCGCCGTTGGTGAACTCGCCACAAGCGCCGACGTTAATACTTACCTTGCCAACTCGGGCCTCGTCTATGTTTCGAGCGGCTCATTCGCAACCGCCGCCTCTGTCGATATAACTAACATCTCATCAACCTTCGTCTATTACAAACTCGTATTCTCCGCCATTGGATCAGCAACCGCGGGACTACAAGCCGTCCTATACAACGGCGGAACGGCACGGAATAGCCTTTATTATGCCGGAGTTGGTTACGCCGACTATACGAACTCAGTCGGCGGAGCCAATAGTTCCAATAGCACCTCCTACCTATGGGCCGGCCAAGTAACAACCGCCTATCGCGCCCAGACAGTAATGGAGTTCAGAATGAAAGCCAGTGAACAATTCACCTTCACATTGCAAGCATTCGAAGCCAATACGTTCCGATCCATACATAGCGCCGGATTCAGAAACGCGACGGACGCGTTCGATCGGATAAGAATTACGCCAAGCGGCGGAGCAAATATGACCGGCGAATGGCGTCTCTACGGATATCGGGAGCCATAATGACAAACCCACAAATAGCAACAATTCTCGACGACGGCACCTATGGCCAGAGAGAAATGACAGACGAAGAATACGCCGAAGTTCTTGCAATGGGCACACCCGAAGAACCCGCGAGCGAAATAGAACGATGAAACGAATCACAGTTGTCGGCGTCCTACTTCTAGCTCTTACTGGATGCGCGGACCGCTACCGATACTCATGTCAAGACCCCGCTATCGCTCAGACAATCGAGTGTCAATGCGATCAGCAACCACGGACAAAGAACAAAGCCCTCGACGGACTCATGGCCGTCGAAACAACAACAACACTCCCACGAATGAAAGGGTATGACTGCTAATGCCACTACGACCCAGACTTACTAATGAAGAAATAAAGGCGCGGCTAGTCCTTGGCGTAGGAATTGGATTGACCGTCGTATTCGTTCTCTCCATTGGCTTCATGCTCTACGGCACTCTATTCGTAACGCAACCGAGGTACATGAGCGAGGCCGATTCCGAAATTTTCAGTCTCTTATCTCCAATGCTCATGTCGCTCTCTGGCGGCCTCTTGGCGCTCCTAAGCGCAAACGGGCTCCGCGATAAAGAACCACGCCCACCAACATCGGGACCCACGCCATGACAAACACGAAACGCCCGTACACCGGATTCGACAAGATTGCCACGGCCACCCACCCGGCCGCCAAGAAACTCGCCGATCTTCTACATCTCCGTTACGGCACGACCTACATGGGAGGTCTCGTTGTGCGCGTCATGCGATCAGCACCCGCCGCAATCCAGAAACTAGACGTCACAAACCCCGCGAACGCCGCCAAGGTCAAGCCCTATATGAGCGTCCACGCATCCGGGAGAGCCGTCGACACCGGTAGCCAAGACCCCAAAGTTCTTGAAGCCGTGTTCAACTTCCTCGTCGACAACGCGGACGAGCTCTTCATTGAAGAGGTCCACCAATACAACTACAAAGCCAAAGGCGCGACGAAAGCATGGGGAAGAGGCTTCAGATGCTCCAGAGCAGACAAAGCCCGAGGCATCAAGGAATGGAACGCCCAAGACAACGGCGGAACACCCGGCGGACTCTGGATCCACTACGAGGTCTCGCCCCAAGCAGATCCGGCAATCCTAGAAACAAACTTCCGAGCCATTCCGAAATCTTGAACCAATCACCAACGACCGCGTCTTGGACGATCGCGGCCGTTGACATGACATAGCGCCCGGTCTTTCTCGTTCGGGTGCCGTTGTGAGAAGCCCGCGTCATCTCTTCATGGCGCGGGCTTCTGTGATACTTGACAACAGACGCCGAGTTCCGTATTGTCAAATCCGTCGGAGTCCAAGCCGACAGAAACGAGAAAACAATGTCCACAAAAATCGTCATCATTCCATGCGGAGGAGCGAAGCTCGAAACACCAGCTCCCGCGCGTGATCTCTACACCGGCTCAATGTTTCGCGACACGCTCACAACGGCCCGCACAATGACAACCGAGAACAACATCTACATCCTCTCAGCCCTCCACGGCCTCATCGCACTAGACGAAATCGTCGAACCATACGACCTCAAAATGGGACAACGTGGCTCCGTACAAACCTCAACGCTCGAGTCACAACTTGACGAGATCCTTCCAAAGACAGAGTCATTCGTCATCGACGCACTACTTCCAAAGGCGTACAACGAAGCACTCGAGAACGCTTACCCCTACTGGATAGAAAACCACTTCACCGGAACCAAAGGCATCGGATACCAAAAGCAAGTCCTCAAAACCATCCGCGAAAAGGTAGGCGCGTAATGGCCGACTACACCGACCGGATGGCCGACTACGTTGACGTAGCCGAACGGATACGAGCCTTCCGAGACAAACATCCAGAAGGCTCACTACAACCGTTAGACCTTGCCAAGCCTTACGAGATCATCACAATCGGCGACAAGACTTTCGTCGTGTACGTTGCGGCCGCATACCGAACACCAGACGACACCCGCCCCGGCATCGGAACGGCATGGGAAACCTTCCCGGGGAAAACTCCTTACACCGCCGGATCCGAAGTTCAAAATGCCGAGTCGTCGGCTTGGGGCCGAGCCATCGTTGCATCGCTGGCGGCCGACACGAAGAAGATCGCATCCCGTGACGAAGTATCGGCGCGGAGAGCCGAACGAGACCAACACCCCGCCACCGCTCCCGCCAAGCCTTCGCCCACGGTCCCCGCTAAGGCATCCACAAGCCTCCCAGAAGGCGAAGGACACCCACTTGCGACTGTCGCCCAACAAAACGCAATCAAAGCCATCTCACGCGCCCTCGGAAAATTGCCCCCAACACGCCTAGATCAAATCAGCAAAGGGACCGCGAACATAATCATCCAGCAACTCAAAGAAGAACAACAAGCGCGGGAGGAATCATGAACGGCTCCCTAATGTTTGACGCGATGATCCTCCTCTTCGTACTCATCGCCGTCCCGACGTTCATCATCTCGGTACTCATTGAACGGTCAGAGAAGAAAGACCGCAAGAGATGAGCGAATACCCAAGACTCCAGACAGTCCGGTGCGCAATCTGTGACGCCCAGATTACTCTCATCATCGAGCTCGTGATCCGTACACCACTCGTCCGAGAGGGAATGAACCCGCTCGCATTCGACCCGGAACCGACCGTCCTAGACGGATGCCATCACTTCTACGACCGGGAGCGCGAAAATGACCGAGGTTAGATCGAGCGAATACTTCGCCATCATTCCCGAATGGGTAGTCCACTCAGACATCTCATCCAACGCCGTCCGGCTCTACGCGGTACTTAACCGGTTCGCGAACAGTAACGGTAAGGCATGGCCATCCCGCCGCACAATCGCCGAGATAATGCACACCTCGACCGCCACCGTAGACCGAGCCAAGGACGAACTCGTTGAGATCAAGGCCCTCACCGTTGAGCATCGTATGACACCTCAAGGAGACCCGTCGAGCAATATCTACACTCTTCACACCTCCTCACCCGTGACAAAGGGTAGCCCCAAGGTTGGGGATACGGGTATGGCCACCGGTGACGCACTAAACAGAGACAGTATGAAACAGAGAAAGAAAGCCGCTTCGCCACCCGTGAAAACGTGCCAAGAATGTCTCGGCAAGTTCCGGACAGGCTTCGAGAATCCAGACGAAGAAGGCCGCTCCCACATATGGGACAACGACCACCAAACCCTCGTTCTCTGCCCCGTGTGCTTCGGATTCGGAACAACATGATCCACGAACCCAAAAAGGTCAAGAACGGACTCCTAGACATTCTGGCCGACTCATCCATCGACCCCAAAGAAACAATCCGCGATGCAATCGCACTCATCCGACAAATGGAAGGCGACCTACGCCGCCAAGGATTCAACGAATACAACGAGAAAGAAGAAACCCAATGACAGAACAACACATCCTCAATGAGCTCTATCGAGCGCAATCCGATCTCGAGAAAGCCCAAGCCCTCGTCCACGCCTACCAAGACGTCATCTTCGCCGCTCGCCGGATGCTTCGCCACATAGACGCCGACAACAAAATCAAGACCTCTG